AGCATCAGGGCGGCAATCAGCGGGAAGAGGCTTCGCATTGCGCAGCTCCTTGGTGAGCGCCGCTAGTTTGGGCGCGAGGGTGGATTGGGCGGCCGCGTACTCGGTGGCGGCCTGGCGGATCGCCAAGGCATCGACCTGCACCGCGGACAGCGCGGCGCCGGCCTGGGTGGCTTGGTCTTGGGCGCGCGCGGCCTTCTCGCCCGCCAGCTCGGCGCCGAGCCGCCAGCCGTTGACGGCCCAGCCAGCGCCGAACGCCAGCACGGCAGCGAGAAGCAACTTGTACGGCGCCAGGCGCGCCAGCGTGGCGCCGATCACCGCAAACCCTGGCGGCACAGCTCGCGCTCGCGCTGGCGCCGCTTCGTCAGGCCGGCCACCTCGCGACCGCCGGCCCGGTTCCACAGCAGCAGCGCGTCGCAGGCGCCGGCCATGTCGCCGGCCTTCGCCTTGCGTGCCATGCTCGAGCCGCAGAACGCCGACACGCCGATGTTGAAGGCGGCGTCGACGAAGGCCACCTTCTGGCCATCGGTCAGGCTGTCCATCGGCACGCACTGGGCAATACCTGCGGCATGCCGCTCGAGGTCACGATCCAGCTGCACGTCGCACTCGGCCGGCGTGTAGGTCTTGCCGGCCTGGGCGTTCTCGGTGGCACCGTCGCAGTAGGTCAGGACGCCACCGATGTCGCGGTAGGTCTTCAGCACGCGCCCTTCCTGCACCGGCGTGAACACCAGCAGCGAGGCGGCCGCCGCGGCGCCGACTATGGCCAGCAGGCCGCGGCGCGGCGACTTCTTGGTCTGGTCGTTCGCCATCTCATGCACCTCCCGTTTTGGTGGCCAGCAGCGCCTTCAGCTGCAACACGCCGCGGTAGATCTGCAGCGCGACCTTAGCGGCCGCGATGGCCAAGCCCATGTAGCGGAAGGTGTCGGCGCCCAGGTATGGCGCCAGGGCCGGCAACCAGCCCTCGATGGTGGCGATGATCTGGTCGGCGAACGGGTAGGCCAGCAGCAGCACCGCCCAGACGCTCTTGCGCGCCAGCAGAAGCCAGGTCTTGAGCTGGGCCATCATTGCTTCACTCCCAGCTGCAGCTGCAGCGCCAGCTCTTCGCGCGCGTCGCGGCGGCGCATGTAAAACCAGTTCAGGAAGAACGTCGCCAGCGCAGTGGCGATGCCGACGGCAATCCCCCACTGCGTGAGGGTCAGCGACGTCGCGATCGCCACGATGGCGCCGGCGTAGCTGCCTGCCTCGGATGCGCTTGGAATATTCATTTTTGCCTTTTCGGTGGGCGTTAAAAAACCCGCCGAAGCGGGTTGGGGGCGTGTTTTAATGATGAAGATTCCGCTGTTTCAGTTCTCGGAAAACTGGGACGGTTTTGGCCTGTGTGGTTTATGCATAAGCAATCTCGCCCTTCGGGATGTCGACCATCTGCAGATCGACAGGGCGCACGCGCCGCATGACGTCGGGATCGAACAGGCGCTCGCCGCCGGCCAGCAGGATCGCGAAGACCAGGTCGGAGCACCACCAGCAGCTGTCGTCCGACCACTCTTCCGAGTAGGTGAACGGAATGCCGACGGCGCCCAGCCAGTCGTAGCCCTTTCCCACCTGCGCCTCGGCGAACTCGCGCGCGGCATCGATGTCCGGTACCCAAACCTGCATGTCGCGGTAGACAACGACGCCCGTCATCAACTCGTCGACGGCGCCGGCGCGGCAGCCGTGTGTCATCGATGCCTCGTATGCCCGGCCTTCGATGATGCCGACGGCGTGGCTGAACTGGCGGCTACCGGATGCAATGCCGATCGCCAGGCTGAGCGGGTTCCAGGGCCATCGGCTGGTGAGCCGGATGGTGACGTAGCCGCCGCGCGGCTGATTGGCTTCTGCTGCGAGCATCAGATCTCCTCGATTTCAAGGGTGGTGGAATAATTCAGGCCGTACTGGGTAGAGATGTCGGAATCCTTCGTGCGGCGGCCGTAGATCATGTTGTCGCGCTCGAGTTCAAAGTCCTGCGATCCCGGGAACACACTGATCAGGACCGGGCAGCCCCGGCTGTTGCGCAAAAGGCTCACGACACTGCCTCGATCCGCAGGCGACACCCTCGACAAGTCGATCGACAGGCGGCGGTATGTGAAACCTGGGTCTGCCCCCTGAGCGCCAGATGCTTTGCGATACAGCTCGGTGGTGTCCACGGACGTCATAGATGCATCGGATGCGTTGTACCGCGCCGAGAAATAACGCCCTACTATCAGGCAGGCCGCCTCCAGGTAGCCTTGCAGGCTGCCTGGATCCGCGACGTCGACAACAATGCGTTGCACCGCCACTTCAGGGAACCAGATGCGCGCGAGCGCGCCACCGCCATATGCGTATGCGCTTGCGGCTTGCGCCGCTGCCCAGCCGCGCAGTCGAACCGCCGGCGCCGGGCAGGCCGGCTGGACGCCAGTGTCGAGCACCTGGGCGGTGCCGGCGGCGTCTGAATAGCCACGCACGCGAATTGTCGCAGTCGGCGAGAAGTTGCAGAACGCGAGCGCACAGCACGACAGCACCTCGGCCGCTGGCCAGGTAAGCGTGAGGGCCGCTGTCTTGCCGGCGGCGCGCCAGAGCGTGTCCTTGTCGTCGATGCGCAGCTTGGCGGCCGCCATCTGGGGACTTGCCTCACTCGACGCCGACAGCTGCGCACGCTCGAGCGCGTTGTCGTACACGACGCGCATGTTGTTCATGCGGTTCCTTTCATCAGGTTGGAAAGTTCGGTGGTGAAGGTGGACAGGACGGCGCGGGCGCCGGCGGCGTCGGCCGCGTGCCGGGCGTCCTCCATGTGCCGCAGGCGAAGCGCCCGGATCCCGCTCAGCAGCGCGCGGTACTGGTCGGCTTGCGCCAGAATGCTCTCGGCTGCTTGCTGGTCGGTCAGCTTGTCGCGCCACTTGGCTGCGGCCCAACTGGCCACGTCGGGCGGCGCGTCGCCGGCGTAGTCGGCCTCCTGCCACGCGCGCGCCTGGGTCTCGGCCTGCATGTACTCCTCGGCCTTGGTGGTCTTGATCAGCACCGACACGCGCGCGGTATCGGCATCGGCGTCGATCTGGTCCAGGACCTGTTCGATGACGTCGGCCAGCGCCGCAGTCTCGACCCACACGACCGCGCCGTCGACCAGGCGCGCTTCCTCACTGTCGGCGCGCCCGGCACGGGTGAACGGCTCGCCCACCTCGATCCACTGGCAGCCCTCTGGGCACGCCGGGAGCGGGTAGGCCGGCCCCGCATCGGGGTCATCGCCCTGGCAGCCGGCGATGATGACCCCAGTGATGTGTTTTGCAACGTAGTTGATTTTCAAATCGGCACTCCATTTCCAAAGCCTGCGTCGATATAGCAGCTGCCTGTGGCGCCCATGCCGTTCGAGTCCGTCATGGTGACATTCAGCGTGCCCTGGCACCGGCCGTTGCCCGACCGCCCGTACACGACCACAGAATTTCCATTGACCGCAAGAGTCACTTTCCCGCTGTCGGTCTGGAAGGAGAACTGCGCGGTGGCGGCGCCCACGGCCCCGACCATCGTGACCGAGTACGATCCGATGACCTGAGTGGTATTGATGGGGAGGCCCTCAGCGCCCCGTGAGTCGTACAAGCCGCTGACGGTCTTCGCCCCGAAGTCCGGGGTGGTGATGGTAGGGCCATCCATGAATACCTGACCGTCTACGATGCGGAACCGTTGAGAGTAGATATTCCCGTCCGCCCTGATCTGGACGTATTTGCCGGCGTAGTAATCTCCCATGAGGAGACCTTCGGAGCCCAGATAGAATCCCGTGACTGGCCGACCCAGCGCCCGCGAATCCGGCCAAGCCCAGCCGGTGAAATCGCCAGATGAAATACTGCCGTTCGCAGCAAGACGAAGAATTCCAAGCGTGCCCATCGCGGCAATCAGCTCGCCGGCGAACGTCGGGTTGCCGGTGATGGGGATCGTCACCTTGATGATGCCACCCTGAACCAGTACGATCCCTTCGCTGCCGATCCAGACGCCGTTGTTCTCGTCCCCGATCAGTAAGGCCAACTTCGACATCAGGCCAATCGACCCCGTGATGACGTCGTAGCCGTCTTTCTGCAGCTTCTTGTTGATGGCCTGGCTCATGGCCGGTACTGCGCCGGCATTTGCAGCCACGAGTTCGGCAGCCGTTCCAGCGATTTGGGTGCCGGCCGGCGCGCCAACGGTGGCGCCGCGTGCGTGGCGACCGATCCACAAACCCGCAGCGCGCAAGTAGCCGGGAGCGTCCGGAGGGCAGTCTTGTTGCAACCATGGCACGGCTCCG